CGGAACTTCTTCCCGTGGAGCGGGGCGAACACAGCAAAGGCCCGGTTATATCCCTCAACGCCCTTTTCACCGATTTCCTGATAATGCTCCGCTTTCCATATCTCGAATACCTCAGCAAATGTCATGTTGTACCGCTCCGACAAGTCCCGACCAGACAGTTTTTCCAAAGCTTCTATAGCGTCTGTCTTACGCTCGTAGTATCCGATGATTACTTTATTCTTGGCGGCTACCCATGGGCGGCGCCGACGGCCGGACAGCTTATAGACTGTTCCAGTGCCATTGGCCCGTTTCAGGGCTTTTCGTGGGGGAGTGCCAGTCTGTTTCTTTCCGCAGGTAGGACAGTATGCCGCCCCTTCAGGCAACTTCGCTTTGCAACGTATGCAGTTCAAAAAAGACACCTCCCCCTTATAAGTACGCCGCCAGGAGAGACCTGACGGCGTTTTTTATTGGGCTTTCTTGAGATCGTTAATCTGGTTAGTGTGCATACGGATAATATCCTTGAGGAAAGCGATTTCTTCTTTCATGCTGTCAATCTCGTCTCTGGTAATTAACTTCTTGTTGATAGAGGAGATGTTTTCAGCCATAGCCTGCATATTTGGACGGATTTCATTTTCAAGCGTCAGATTGATTTTGGAAATTTCCTGCGATACGGTGTCTAACTTTTTTCCCTGCGCTTCCAGTAATTCTAAAATCTTTTCTTCGTTCGTCATGGAAAAGCTCCTTTATTGCGCTTTCTTCAACTCATTGATCTGCTGAGTATGTAACTCCACCGCTTTTTCCAGATCGTCCACCCGGTCCTCCAAGATGTCTATGGCCTCTTTAGGGACAGGATTGATCTGCTCACTGAGGGCTTGGAATTTTGGGTCAAAGTAGGCTTCCATGAGTACCATAGTTTCACTGATGATTTCTTTCTTCTGCTGGGCCATCTTCTGGTCCATGCGGGATTCTAACCCGGTCATCAACTGTGCAATAGCCTGTAAGTCTTTTTCGTCTAACATTTTGCGGTCTCCTTATCAAAAGGGATATCTGAATTTTTTTATTCTGCCATTTCGCTAGAATGCGCTTCTTGGATAATGTCACCAGTATCGGCATTTACAAAAGAAACTGTCACATCGTCAACCGGGGTCCCGTTAAACGCATTATACAGGCCTCCCAAGACATAGAAGCCAAGTACAGAAACAGACTCGGAAATCCCAACTTCGTTAGTAGATAACTTTACAGTAAAGTGCGTGTAATCATCGTTTGATGTCACTTCTACAAATGTGGGATATGTCTCCGGATCAATCATTTCCGCCATGGATTCATCAATACTTTCGCGGATGCCGGCCATCATTTCGTCGTGCTTGGATTTTGACATGATGTAAGTCGCACTGCCGTCATCATTTAACGTAATAGACTTAATTCCCTCTTCTTTCGCGGTTTCATCAAGGGTTTCTTGGGTTGTTCCTTCTTCCAGGAAATCAGGAGGTACAGTAATTTCTACATTCAATAGTCCTTCGTCTACTTCAATAGATTGAGTTTCTTCGCTTTTAGAGTCTTCCTCTATGTTCTGCTGAGTATCATTAGAAGAGCCTCCACAACCAACAAGAGATAAACAAATGATTATTGACAAAGCAAAAAATATCGTTTTCTTCATCTTCAATTCTCCAGTTTTATACATAGTACGGATTTGGCTTCATTAAAATTGCAATCAAATCAATAATGCACCCGATCAATAATAAGCCACCAGTAAAGATATAAATGACGCCCATTAATATTTTCCCTTCATAGAATTTATGAGCGCCAAAAACTCCAAGGAAAAGGCAGAGGACGAAAGCTACCCATTTGTTTTTTTCTTTCCCTCTGTTCTCCATTTTGACATCAACAGTATTTGTGTTGGTATTTGTATTATTTATCACAACGGGCTGCTGATTTGCCTTTAAATCTTCAACTTGCTTTCCGCAAATCGGGCATACGATGCAATCTTTATCTATCTGTTGGCCGCAATGTTTACAAAACTTTTTCCCGGGTTGTAAAATCGCATTTTCCATTTTATCCCCTCCGTATTCAACTATTTTCCAATCCATTCAGGGTCGACAACACCCAACACTTTTCCTAGACCCTGAACGTTATCACTCATTGGAACTGGTTCAATAGACGGGTTTAGTGAAATCAGGCAATCTTTTCCGCGCTTTTTCACATGAGGTTTCCCATCAATTAGGAAAAGTCCGATTTCTCCTTCAAACACATCTGGCTGTTTCTGAACCATCAAAAGATCGCCTTTAGAATATGGAGGGACAAGGGACTCATCGATTCTGACCAGGAAATCAGCTCGCTCCATTTCTGCGCATTTTCTTATCTTCATACGGCGAGACGGTGATGCAAAATATTCTTCTCTTGTCATATAGCATGTCCTCAAAAATAAAGCTCGGCTGCTAAATTCCCGTGTATATAGAAGCACACTGCTTTCCGCATAAAATCTTCTGTTACATTGAAATAATCCGCTAGGTCCGGAATGTTATCATATCCATCAGCTATTGCCTGGTCAAAATCTTCCAGCGGAACAAGGCGTTCAATTGCCCACTTGTCGGCACGGTTTTCGTGTTTCTTCCGAATATCGCAAGTTGCCCAGCGGTTATAAAAACTCCCTGTATTGCAGTGCCTTAGTTCATGTCCCAAGCAAACAATTTCCTTTGCGATAGTATCCATCTTCCAGGGATCAATTCCAATAGCGAAAGAGCCATCATCAAACTGGGTCGCTAAAGACTGATCTATCCGCAGAGGCATCCAAATTATATCAATTCCAGCATCGTTAGCTTCTTGATAGAGTTGCAGCGGGTTATTTACCACCTGCATCACGCTTTCTTTTTCTTATAACAATATCCCGTAAATCCATAACATCTTCCCAGGCGGCGTCCATCTCTTCGTCAGTCATATCAGCGCCATGGAAAAATGCAGCTTTGATTTGACGGTCAGTAACTTCACGCTCACCTTCCGAGGTGGGCGCTTTTTTTGTTTCTTCGCCGGTCAAGAGGTAATCAGTAGTGACGCCAAAATAATCGGCAAGAGATTGTATTGCATCTCCGTTAGGGATGGCTCCCGCTTTCCATTTGTTCCAAGCGGTACGGCTCAGCCCACAGTCTATACAAGCCTTTTGTTTAGAAACACCCTTTTGCTTGCACAAACTTTCAAACCTATCAAAAAACACGAAAAGCAACCTCCTAGTTTGTATAAAACATAGAAAGCCACTGAAGTTGCTTTTTGCCATTGACAGGCAACCATGGTTATCGTATAATAAGCTCATGGAGCAACTTAAGTCATCTTTCTGTTCTATTTGTCGGCAAACACATAGTATCACGAAAGATAACCTAAGTCAACGCTTTTGCAGTAAAAAGACAACTTTTGTATTCTTGCCCAAAAAGCAAGGACAGGTTTTGGAGGTGATCTAAATCTAGCGGTTTATGTCAGGATAATATGGCAAGGGATGGGGGGTGAAAGGAACGCTTTACAGATGGCTTGACAGACTATTTGATCCACCGCCCAAGGAACTCAGAAAGGGCAGAGACAAGGCCGGAATAATGCTCTACTACAAGGCCCAAGATGAAAGTTATAAGCGGTACAAGCACCTGTGCTACCGAAATCTTATTCTGGAAGCGTCGTTGACCTTCATCCTTGGCCTCCTGTTTGGCTTTATCCTCGATCTCTTTTAACTTAGCAAGTCCTTTTTGGGTGATAAGATAAATTGGAGGGTCTAATGCTTTTGTGTATACATATCCTTCTTGCTCTAGGTACATTAAAACTCCCCTATCCCCCACATCCAAATCATCATAAAAATGGACTCCATTGATTGACATTTGAAGGACTCCAATTTGTCGGTCTGTCATTTCCAATCACCTCAACGGTGATTGTAGCAAAATTAACTATAGTAATCAACAGAAGGAGGAATTATATGCCTGCAAAATGGACTGCTGACCTACTTGGGGAAATGCATCTTGCCGGAGTAACGGCGAAGCAACTCGCAGCGGAGGTCGGCTGGAACCCAAAGTATCTCAGTGTCGTGCTCAACGGCCACAAAGAGCCGAAGGGCGCAGAGCAGAAGCTAAACGAGGCTTTAGAACGCCTGAAAAGCAAATAAGAAACGCCCCCGCCAGTGCCGGAAACACTGACGAGGGCTGCGGAGACCTATTGATAGTGCCAACAGGCCCGCGAGGTTATTATACACGCCTCCGGGTCAAATGACAAGGAGGTTTTTATGAACGAAAAAGACAGCATCAAAGACCTGGAGTCCCAGGCGCGCAACACCAAACACCTGATGGACAAGTTAAACCGGGCGGCGTATGGAATGACCTTTGATGAGGCTATCCGGATTGGAAAAATACCTCAAATTCTAGATACAAATAAGGAGGAGACGTGAAACAACTAACCATCGACCCGGAATTTCGGGATAAGATACCACCCTTATCAGAGGACGAGTTCTCCAAACTGGAGCAGAATATTTTGGAGGATGGGGAAGTCCGGGAGCCGCTGGTGGTTTGGCGCAACACAATCATTGATGGGCACCACCGCTACAAGATCGTGCAGAAACACCCGGAAATCCCATTCAAGATTAAGCAGATGGATTTTCCTGATAAGTGGGCCGCTATCGTTTGGATGTGTCGGAACCAGTTGGGACGGCGGAATATCACTGATGAGCAAAAGACAGCGCTGATTGGCGAGGCTTACAAGGCGCAGAAGATGACTGCCGGAGGTGACAGAAGATCAGACAATTTTTCAAAAGGCCAAAATGGTCTTTTGAAAAAGTACGAAAATACAGCTCAAAAGATTGCGGATGATTTTGGAGTCGGAGAACAAACCGTCAAAAGAGCAGAGCACTTCATTGATAGTTTGAATGAAGCTGAGAAAGTCTCTCCCGGAATCAAAGAGGCCGTTCTTTCCGGCTCTGTAAAAGCCCCAAAGTCTGTTATCTCTGAAATCCGCAATGCCCCGGAGGAAAAGAAGCGCGAGGCCGTGGAGGCTATCAAGAAGGGGGACACAGACACCGCGAAAGCGATCCTCCGCCCAATCCCAAAGGTAGAGCCGGAGGAACCGCCAGCCCCGTTCACAGTTTCGGAGTTTCAGGAGCTTATCCATACAGCTATCAAGGCATTGGATGCTTCTTTGAAACAGCATATAGTTCTTGTCCATCGGGAAATGCTTGATATTCCGGCTGGGCGTGACGCTGCTATGAAAGAACTGGACAGGGGCATTGAGGTCATCGAAAAATACAAAAACATGATAAGGATGGTGAGCGAGAATGGCACAGAAAATTGAAGTCCAGCTTTTAGACCTTAACACAAAGGACATTCTGATTGACGACCTCGGCCAGAGAGACGTAAATCGGAGACGGGCACAGTTCAACAAGATCATGCGTACATTTGACCCGAATCTCATCCAGCCTATCAGCGTTGCGCTAATCGATGGAAAGTATTACTGCTTTGACGGCCAGATGACTATGAAGGTCTTAAAGGCCAGAAACGCTGGTCGTGACCTCTGCGTAAAGTGTCGGGTCTATAACGGAATGACAAAGATGGACGCAGCTAATATGTTCATCAATCAGCGCGGTACTACTAGCAGAGTAACCCTGACAGACAAAATCAGAGTCCTCGGTAACTACGGAGATCAGAAATCCATCGACTTTCAGCGAATCACAGAGAAAAACGGGCTGGAAATTTCCTGGACTGGGAATAAGGCAAAAAATGCGGTTATAGCGGTCAGTACGCTTTGGAATGAGTTCAATTCCATCAATGACAACGATCTTTATGCCTCATATATCAGGATCATTAAACAGTCTTGGAATGGAGATCCCAGCGGAGCGCAGGCGCAAATTCTAAAGGGCTTAGGATTGTTTGTTCGGACTTATAAAGGGCAGTACAAGGAAGATATCTGCATTGCAAAACTGCAAAAGAAGCTGCCGAATGACATTATCCGCGATGCCCAGGCAGATAGAACATCTGGTGCAAGAAAATACGCTGTTCAGGTTTTTTTGGCATACAATCATGGGCAGCGCGATGAAAACCGGCTTCCCAACCTTTTATAAGAAAAACCCCACTCAATGCTACCAACATTGAGCAGGGCAAGGATTGAGCAACCACGGACAATCCCTTTGGATACAGTATATCGCCTCCAAGGGGAGAAATCAAGGAGGTATTTATGATTGAAGCATTAACTGCGGCCGAAGCAACAGAAGTCCTTCGCAATGCGGGGCTGCGTATTACTCCGGAGACTATCCGGGATGGCATCCAAAAGAAAGTCTTCCCGTTCGGGGACTGCGTAATGGCCGAGGACGGCAAGAAAGTCAAATGGTGCTATATCTATAAGGCTTTGCTAGATCGCTGGATCGCCGAAAGAACGGTGAGCGCATGAGCATTGAAATGGGTATAGTGGCGGCAATCATTATCATTGGAACGGCCAAGGTTGCCGGATGGTTCATGCGCATCCTTTCCTGGATGGAGGGAGAGCGGTGAAA